GAACACATCGACCAATACTTGGCAGAACATCAAAAAACAACGGCCCCGGGCTTTACAACAACGGTTAAAACTCGACCATTAGTTATTGCAAAACTTGAAGAATTAATAAGAAACAAGGTAATTACAACACATTCAATTCGTTTAATCGGAGAATTAAAAACTTTTATTTGGCATAACGGAAAAGCACAAGCAATGAGGGGCTACAATGACGACTTGGTTATGGCATGCGCAATTGCTTGTTGGGTAAGAGACACGGCCTTGGTAATTAATCAGCATGATGTTGCATACAAAAAAGCAATGCTAAGCAGCATCATGAAATCAACTCAGAGAATGGATACAAAAATAGAAGGTATGAAAGGCTACAAGAGAAGAAAGAAACACATGGGAATATCGATAATTGATAATGAATTTCCGTTCTTTATAGGATAGAATCATGGCACCAAGAAATAAAAGAATAAATAGAAACACCAACAACCCTGCTAATCCGCAGCACAATCTTTTTCAGAGGTTGACCAGATTATTTTCAGGTCCAATCATAAATTATCGGCAGCAGCAGATAAGAAAAGACCGGCGGAACAGACTAGACAGATATTCACGTAAATTTAAATCAACCAGCGGTCAAGATTTCAAAAAGCAGTCATATAATCCATATGATTATATGATGGCCCAGATGGCCATAAATCAAAACCGCGCTGAACGATATGCGGATTTTGATCAAATGGAGTTCTCTCCAGAGTTGTCTTCGGCGTTAGACATATACGCTGATGAAATTACACACCACTCAGAATATGGTAAAATATTAAAGATTGATTGCAGGAATGAAGAAATCAAAGAAATTTTAAACGGACTGCTTTATCAGATATTAAATGTCGAATTTAATTTGTTCGGCTGGACTAGAAATTTAGTTAAATATGGTGATTTTTTCCTTTATTTAGATATTGACGAGGAAATTGGAATTAAGAGTGTTATCGGACTTCCAAGTCAAGAAGTTGAAAGAATGGAGGGCGAAGATCCAACTAACCCCAATTATATTCAGTATCAATGGAACTCCGCTGGCATGACTTTAGAAAATTGGCAAGTTGGACATTTTAGAATCTTGGGCAATGACAAGTACGCACCATACGGGACTTCTATATTAGATCCCGCAAGAAGAATTTGGCGTCAACTTACGCTTTTAGAAGATGCTATGATGGCGCACAGAATTGTTCGCGCCCCCGATCGTCGTGCTTTTTATGTTGATGTTGGCGGAATTCCCCCGGAAGATGTAGAACAATATATGCAGGGCGTTATGACTTCGATGAAGCGCCACCAATCTGTTAATCATTTAGACGGCAGAGTCGACCTCAGATATAATCCGGCTTCGATTGAAGAAGATTATTTTGTGCCTGTTCGCGGCGGCCAAAAGGCAACTGAAATTTCTACTATTGGTGGTCAAACTTGGGCCAATGATATTGAAGATGTAAAATATTTACGAGAAAAACTATTTTCAGCAATTAAAATACCGGCTGCTTATTTGATCAGCCAAGAGGCTGCGTCCGAAGATAAAACAACGTTGGCCCAAAAGGATATTCGTTTTGCAAGAACCATTCAGAGATTGCAACGCTCTATAATATCTGAACTAGAAAAGATTGCAATAATTCATCTCTATACATTAGGTTACAAAGGTGAAGATTTGATTTCATTTAAATTTCATTTGTATAATCCATCTAAGATCGCGCAACTACAAGACATCGAACAGTGGAAAGCAAAGATTGAGGCGGCCGACGCTGCAGCAACCAATTATTTTAGTAAGCGTTGGATAGCTGAAAATATGTTAAATATTTCTGAAGAAGAGTTTGTTCGAAATCAGCGCGAACGATTTTATGATAAGAAACTTGAAGCAAGTATGGCTAAGATCGCCGAAGTAACTGGCGAGGTGGCTGGTATGGAAGCCGCCGGCGGCCTAGGCATGGGCGATATGGGGGGAATGCCAGACCTCGGCGCCACAGAAGACCTCGGCGCTCCCGACCTCGGCGGGGCAGAAGAAACAGCACCAACGCCTACGCCAGAAGAAGAGCCAACGCTTTTGGCAACACCGCCAGAAGCTGGCCCCCCGGGCAAGCGAGATGAAGATTCTAGTTGGTATTGGAAAAGGGTGAAGAAAAACCCGCTTGGCTTGCCAGATCAAACAACCACTGCACGAGCAAAGGGTAAATGGTACCAGCCCGTTACACTAGATGGAAGAAAAAGTTCCGGACCTCGTAAAAAGAATATGATGTCTCAGGGTGGCCACGCTCAAGGCGGTAGAAGGGGCACGCACAAAGGCTATCATGAGTTGGATAATATGCGACATTTAGCAAGAGGAATCGCGGAAGGTTCGATTAATGAGTTGTTAGAAGGTACTGTATCTTCTGAAGAGCCTAATTATGATTGTAATATTGAAAAAAATATTTTTCAAACAAGTAATGAATTGAAGATGTTGATTGAATCTTTGGAGAATAAGAATAATGAAGTTAAAGCACAATAAGCGAAGAAACACAGCTTTTCTTTTTGAAATGTTGGTTAAAGAATTGGCCCGGGCCTCTTTGCAAGAAGACGAATCAAAGAAAAAGGAGATTGTTTCAATATTAAAAGCATTTTTTGGCAAGGGGGGTGTTCTGGCCGAAGAGCTTAATTTATATCGAACCATATATGAAACAAAAAATATTGAAAAATCAGGTGCCGAGAAAATTATCGCAGAGGTTAAGCGTGTTTATTCTGGCCTTAACCAAGGGGAAATTTATAAAAAACAAACTCAACTTATTAATAAAGTTAATAAGAGCTTGACGCCGAATGTGTTTACTAATTTTGTCCCCAACTATAGGACCATCGCCAGTATTTCACAAATTTTTAATAAAAAAATATCAATTAAAAACAAGGTTTTGTTAGAGAGTCAACTTATAAAGCATATGATTTCAAAAAAGCAGCTACAAAAGAAAAATGAACTTCAAATAAAAAACTCTGTCTTAAGGGCGTTTGCCAAACAATACAACACGGCATATGATAATATGTATACAGAACAGAAAGAACTGTTATCAAAGTTTATTTCTTCTTTCATGGACAATGGGTTGGAATTAAAGATTTTTCTTAATGAGGAGATTGGAAGATTAAAAAAAGAAACCAAATCATTATTAAGCGAGGAAGACGTTTCATCCGATTCAGAGATGAGAACAAAGATTGAAAAAGTTTCAAAGATATTAAATGGATTTAAAGGCCAGCATATAAATGAAGGTGTTTTAAAACAAATTATTAAAATCCAAGAATTAATAAGAGAGAACCAAAAACAATGACCGTAGAAGTAAAAATTGGTGCTGATGTTGCTGCAGAATTTGCAGAGCCCGATGAGCCTTTAAAAATAAAAGTTGATGTACCCGTGGTGCACAAAATTCATTTAAAGATGCGTCGTAGCATTAACGGCGATTATATGATTTACGATCACCCTTTATATGATATTGTTATTATGCCAAAGAAGAATAAAGTTGTTACCTTTGTAAAACGCGATACAAAAATTGATCCATATCCGGCACAAGATAGGTTTTTTGAATATTTGAGAATTAAAGGGGTTATACTACCAGACAGCGTTCAGAGCGGAAATGTCTTTGGCTCCCTTGAGGCCACTTATCCAATTAATGATAAAGTTGACACCATCCAAGCACTTCTTTTGGTAATGCACAATTTCTTGAAAGATGAGGCAGAGGATATACGCGGCGCAATCGAATACGACAGCGCATTAGAAGATTATTTCACAGACCCCTCTGAGGAAGATAGTACAGAGCTTGGTGAAATACCTCACGCTAAAAAGAAAGGCTCTATTGAGCCATCGTCAACGCCTTACGGCTTAATTTACAGGATTTAAAATGGAATTATTATGGTTTGTGTTGGCCGCCTATGGCCTTACGCAAGTTTTAGTTTACGGTAGCATATTTAATAAAATAAGACCAACGGAAGGGTTCTTTGGAGAACTGTTCCGGTGCTCAATGTGTTTGGGTTTTTGGGTTGGTGTGTTATTGTATGGAATTTCTTTTTATACAGAACTATTTACATTTGAACTCAATTGGGCTAATCCAATTATTTTGGGCAGTCTGAGTTCGGGCACCTCATACGCCTTAAGTATGTTATTTGGAGATGAAGGAATCAATGTCAAAAGAAATTAATGTTT